GGACGCATCTGGGGCAGTGGCGATTTCTCCAACCCGGTGTCGAGTGCGCGAATTGGTCCGCATGCTGGAGATTTTTCTTATGTTTATAATTCTGGTTTTCAGGAGCCTTATGGCGGGGCTGTGATCACAGGAGGTGCCAGGATCGTTAATTCAGTGACACCCTTGTACTGGCGTTACAGGTACAAGCAAGTCTACACTGGGTGGTGGTGGACAATCGGATACGCATGATGTTGAATTTTCCTGATCAACCAACAATCGGTCAAAAGTTTCATCTCTATGTCTGGGATGGTGAGAAGTGGACGATGACACTTCCGCCACAACAGGCTGGTGATCCGGCTTCCAATATTGATCCGTTGATGAATGTCACCGACATCGTCGCACCTGGAGTGCTTACGGTCTATTCGCGTGGTGATCATCGCCATCCTGCTGATGATGCGCGGGCGCCGCTTGAAGATGCGGTGCTGACCGGTATCAGCAACATTACGCACGCTTTGGTAGGCAGCAGCAATGTCAGCGGGAAAATAGCGGCGGTTGCCAAGGGGCACGTGTTTGGCTTGGCGAGTGGCAATATCCTTGTGGCAGCAGCTAAAGTAGACACCAACATCATTTTGTATGACGACAAAGTCAACGCCGGCAATTGGGCCGGCTTCGGTTCCGATGATTCCGGCAGATTCTTCATTCGCACCGGTGACAGCGGCTCTCCCGCTGCCGCGTTCTGGATGGATCAGCAGCGTCAAGCATCGTTTCTGCAGACGCCAGACGCGCCGACGCCGCCGCTTGATGACAACTCGTTGAAGCTGGCAACGACAGAGTTTGTACTGGGTATTCCGGCTCAGGTTGGCGGTCCGTATCTTCCGTTGTCAGGCGGCACTGTGACCGGCGGAACCATGTACATTAACGGCGACCTGCGGACTTATTGGTCTAACGGCACCGGAGCTGTCTATCTCAACGCCAACGGAGATCGCTATCTCTACTATGACGGTGGTGGATACTATTTGAACGGCGCGCACGCCTACACTGCCAATGGGCGGCTGTGGGGCAACGGGGATTTCAATTGGCCGATCATCAACGAGCGGCTGGTCTGGCAAGGCACCTGGAACATAGGGATTAATGCCGGGTTACAGGAACCTTGGGGTGGCTGCATTTTTACTGGGATGTCTGGTCATTCGGCGGCCGGCAGTGGCAACCAGCTCATGCAAGGTATGCGGCAATGGCAGGTGTGCACTTCAAGCTGGTGGGCGGTCGGCTATGCTTAACTTTCCTGATCGTCCGTATCTGGGGCAGCGTTGGCCAGACCCGGTTGTTGTCGGGTTGCCAAGATATCTCTGGGATGGAGAGAAATGGACAACATTGGCGACCAGAGCCTCGACCATCGATCCGGCAACAAACGACACGCCGAAGATGGATGCAATTGCTGATGCCGGTGTCACCAGGAAATATGCGCGCGCCGATCATCGTCATCCAGGCGATGCTACAAAAGCGGTGCCATTCAATTCCAGCTTTACCGGCACGCTGACTGCCGAGCTGGTCGACGTTGCGTATGATGTGAAGGTTGATGGTGTGATCACCAGCGCAGTCAAGCAGCACAGGTTTGGACGAGCAAGCGGCAGAGCTGCTACTGCTGGAGTGATGCAGGATGACGCTAACATTCTGCTGTACGATCTCGGCAACAACAACTGGAGCGGCATCGGTGCTGACAGTGACGGCAATTTCTGGATTCGCGCCGGACTATCAGGCACACCAGCGCCAGCTGTGCGGATCGGCGTCGATCAGGTCGCGCACTTTACCAATCCTCCGACTGCGCCGACGCCGGGGGCGGGAGACAATTCAACGAAGCTGGCAAATACGGAATTCGTGAAATCGAGAGTCATAGGCGGAAACTTTTATCCGTTGAACGGCTCGGCCACCGTCAACGGCAATCTCACCATCGCCAATGCTGCTCTATGGGTGCACAACAACGGCAACTATGGCGTGGTGTATCTCGGCAACACCGGCTCGTACTATCTGCAATGGGACGGGTCCAACTATAATTTACCGAACGCGGCGCTGAATGCCAGCAACGGACGGCTGTGGGGCACCAATGATTTCGGATTTCCCTACAACAATGCTCGTTTGGCTTATATTGCCGATTATGGCCACACATCAACTTCTGTGGAAGAACCTTATGGTGGTTCTGTGATTACTGGAGAGGGGGGACCGTCGTCTACGAACTGGGTCAGACGGTACCGGCAGATGCAGTACTACACCAACGGCTGGTTCGCAATTGGATATGCCTGATGAAGATGATCGATCACGGCAAGTGGCTTCCCTACAAGCCGGCCAAGCTTCCTGTAGGCGCGCCGTCGCATGCGCTGTTCTGCAAGCGCGAGAGTGATGGCATGGATTGGTACGAGTACGTCAACAGCGGCAAGAATTTCGCCGAGCACAGTGTCAAGATTTCGGTGCTGTATCACGATTTCTGGAAGGCGTGGGTGATCGGGCCGTCGGTGATCGATGCCACCATGCTGTTCCCGGCCAATCAGATTGTGCGCGAGATTACAGATTTCGGCTCGATTGACGAGGATGTGCTGATCGCGACATTCCGTAACAAGCATTTCGATCCGGACACCAATGAGATACGAGAACCTCCTCCGCTGCCAATTGTCGAGGACCCTGCTTTGGTGGCGTTACGTGAGCGTCTTGAGAACCTTGAGAAACGCGTAGCGCAGTGGATCGAGGATAATACACTGCCAAAATGATAGGACACCCGATGTCGGAAGATCGAGCAACCAAACTGAGCCAGACCGTTGAGAAGGAAGTCCGCTTCCTGATTGGTGATCTGCATATGCAAATCCTCGTGTTGCGCAGTATGCTCGACATGGTGCAGCAACAGCAACAGCAACAGCCGCAGCAGGATACGCATTCGCCGCAATCGGCCGCCTCGATGAACGGCGGCCGGCAACCCGAGCAATCACAATGAGTGTCACCGTCACCGTTGAAGCAACATGGCGAACCCCCCGGGTCGAATTCAACACGCCGTTCAATGGCGTTAGTACCGTGATCGGCTACAGCGAGGCGTTGCTGAAATCCGCAGACGGCAAAACCGACGTCGGTACAATGCAGGGAGACACCATCCACCGCGATTTCGTGGCGGTGATTGACGATACTGTTGAAATTGACGGCACTACTGTCAGCTTCAAGACGGTCGTCGAGGCCGTGACGAAGTTCATCGAGAAGTGGCGGCTTGAGGACGCCGTGCTGCCGGAGCCGGCAGTACCGACTGGGGCTCCGCTGACGGCGGTACCGGCACCGAGCACGCCGCCGAAATACGACGAGATGCCGCCGCCACTAGAACCATAAATGAATTTTGATTGGGGGTTCATCACGCTGCTCTGCTTCGGAGCAGCGATAGCCTTTCTTATTCTGCTGCTGTGGTGGTGGATACTGAAATGATGAGGGTGACATCATGAACACGCGATCGTTTGAAGAGACGTGCCTGCTCGACACCACGATGCTCGATGACAAGCAAACCGATCTGCATGTGACCAAGGACGGCTACATGGTGTGCATGCCGCGTGTCGCTCGCACCGGTATTCAGCTCTACAGCGGCAATGAAGTCGGCAGGCCTGACATGAAAGAGGTCAGGGTCTATCGTCCGGAAGACGAAGTGTTTTCGCACGACGCGGTTAAATCGCTGGCCGGCAAGCCGGTGACCGTTGAGCATCCGAATCAGATGATCACAGCGGAAAATTGGAAGGATAACGCCGTCGGCTATCTCGGCTCCGAGATATTGCGCGACGGCGAATTCATCCGGGTGCCGCTGCATTTGATGGACGCCGAAGCCGTCAAGGCAGTGCGCGGCGGCAAGACCCAGCTGTCGGTCGGCTACACCGCCGAGCTGGATTGGAAAGACGGCGTCACACCGGAAGGCAAACCCTACGACGTCAAGCAAACTACCATCCGTGCCAATCACGTGGCGATCACCCATACCGCTCGTGGTGGACCTTTGTTGCGTATGGGCGATCGAAAACCGCAGGAGAGAAAAATGGCTCGTATGTTGATAGACGGCATTGGCATTGAACTCGAAGAGCGCGACGTGCCAGTGGTGGAGCGCCGCATCCACGCGCTTGAGCAGGAAGTTGCCACCACCAAGACCGCGCTGGCAAACACCCAGACCGCGATGCAGACCGACATCGCGACCGCGCGCAACGAGACTGCTGTTGCGGTGACGGCGTCACAGAACAAGGACGCTGAGATCGTGACCCTGAAGAAGCAGCTGGCCGACGCCGCGCTGACGCCGCAGAAGATCGCGCAGGCGGCGCGTGAGCGCAACGCGGTCGAGCAGCGCGCCAAGGGGCTGCTCGATAGCGTTGTGATCACCGATGACAAGTCCGACGCGGATATCCGTCGGCAGGTGGTCGACGCCAAAATTGGCGAGGTCGCCAAGGGCTGGACCGATGAGCAGGTGATGTCGTCATTCAACACCCTGACCGTGACGCAGCGTGACAATGGCAACGGCCTGCAGAATGTCGTCAATGTTCTGGGGCAGCCCAACAACAACAACAACACCGATCCGCTGGCCAAGGCCTACAACGAATATGAGACGACGCTGGCCAACCGCTGGAAGACCGCCGGCAGCAGAACGCCGGCCTGATCGTCCTCATCCTCTCAAAACGGAGTTCACTACAATGGCAGTTCAAACCACCTTCAATGAATATATCCGGCAGGGTATTCCCGGAATGATCAACAGCATGGTTGATTATAACGCGGTGACCCGCAGCGCCGCCACCGTCAACGGCATTCCGCCAGCGCGCGCGGTATCGCAGGGCGTGGCGGACATCGAGTGCACGCTCGGCGGTGCCAATGTGAATCTCTTCATCGGGATCACGATCATCGATCCGACTGTCGTCAAACCGACAACCGATGTTCTCACCCCGGTCGGGTCTTATCCCCAGTATCAGAATGTCGGCATTCTGACCAAGGGTGAGATGTTCGCAACTGCAGCTGTGGCGACCACGACCGGCGATCCGCTGCACTTCGATGCCACCGACGGCACTCTGAGCAACACCGGCGGCATCGGCCCGGTGCCAGGAGCGTCCTGGAAGTTCTCTCGCCCGGCGGGTGAACTCAACGTCGTCAAGCTCGGCATCCAACGCTGACGTTGGCGGCTTTCTTCAACCATCACACCGTCAAGGAGGCGGAGATGACCGGCTTTAATATGTATTCGCGCGATGCACAACAGATCGCGTACAACTTTGTCGTCAATCAAACCACCATGATAGAAACACAGGTGGTCAAGATTCAATATCCAGATGTGCAGTATCCGGATTTGGTGCCGGTCGATACCATGGCCGGCAACGAATGGGTAAAATCCATCACGTATTTCAGCGCCGACATGATGGGTCGCGCGGAATGGTTTCACCATACGGCGCTCGATGTGCCGCTGGCTGAGCTGACCCGCGATAAATTCGAGCGCGGAATCGAGATGGCGGCGATTGGCTATCGCTGGACCATCGAGGAGGTCGCCACCGCGATCAACACTCCCGGTCTCAACCTCACTGCTGATAAGGCGTCTGCCTGCCGGCGCGCCTACGAAGAGTTCGTCGACAACACCGCGTTGCGTGGCTCGGTGCCGAAGAACATGGAAGGGCTGATGAACAGCACGCAGATAGTGGCCACCACGGCACCGGCAGATGGCACGTCAGGAGGCACCGAGTTCGCTGACAAGACCAACGAGCAGGTGATTCGCGATATCAACGGCGCGCTTACCGGCATCGCCGCTGGTACCAACTGGCTGTTCTATGCCGACACTGTTTGTTTGCCGCCGGAAGTGTTGATGGGACTGGCCGGTCGCATCATCCAGTACACCTCGATCACTTTGCTGGAGTGGATCAAGACATACAATGTGCTGACGGTACAAACCGGTCGGCCGTTGACCATCGCCGGTGTGCGCGGACTGGAGAAAGCGGGCCTCGGCGGCATTTCGCGGATGGTGGCGTATCGCCGCGACCCGCAAGTGCTTAAGATGTGGATACCGATGCCGCACAAATTCCTGCCGGTGTGGCAGCGCGGGCCGATGGTCTTTGACGTACCAGGAATCTTCAGGCTCGGCGGCGTTGAATTCAGGCTTCCTGCGGCGGCTCGTTATTTGGACGGAGTCTGACGTCATCGTCTGACGTCATCGTATCTTTACTAATTCAACAGGAGTAATCCAATGGCGAAAGTGAAAAACATCGGTCGGCAGCCGCGCGGCTTCTATGACGAGAAGCACAATCTTGTGGTGGTGGCGCAAGGCGAGGAGGCTGAATTCAACATGAAGGAAAACGACTACAAGAAGCAGCAGGAACTGCTTGAAGCCTGCGGCGATCCGAAGCCGTTCGAGATCAGCGGCGGCCCCGGTGGCGTCAGCAAGCCCGGCAAGAAATCGGCTGATGCACCACCACAGCCGCCGCAGCAACCGGCGCCGCAGCACCCGACACCACAGCAACCGGCGCCACAGCAAGCGGCGCCACAGCAACAACCAAACAAGGCACAGAGATAGCCGCCATGGCGATCGATCCAACGCTGCCGCCGACAGTCGAGGAATTCCGCAAGCTGTTTCCGGAGTTCGCCGCCATCCCGGATGAGCACGTGCAGCTGTATCTCGACATCGCGATGTCGTGGGTCGATACGTTCTGGGACCAGCAGGACGCCAAGATATCGGTGATGTATGCCGCCGCGCATTACCTCTGGATTCACGATCTGAGCAGCGGCGGTGCACTGTCCGGCGGCGGCGCCAATGGCGGCGGTAGTGTCGGTGGCGGCGTGGTCGATCCGGAGCTGGGAAAAATCTGGGTCAAGTCGGTTCGCTTCCGCGATCGTTCGGTGACTTATGAGCGCGTCGGTCTGCCAAACCAGAGCAGCACCACTGGCAAGGGCAGCACGGCCACCGACTTCTGGGAGTCTTCTCCTTATGGCAAGATGTATCTCTCGTTTCAGCGTCGCAACGCGCCTCATGTAGCGGTGGTGTGAGATGGAATATTCCATGACGGTGAAACGCCTGCGCATGAAGTCGGTTGTTGATTCAATCGATGGCGGTAATGGTCCAGGCGTGATCCAGCTGCGCGATGCTGATCGTGTGATCCTGACCTCGCTGCTGCTGATGCGGCCGAGTTTCTATCTGGTGGCGGACGACCTGTTTCTGACGGCTCCAACGACCGCGTTCGTTACCGTGGCGGGTATTGCCGCGATCGGCACCATCACCGATGGCAGCGGCAATATCATCATCGATGAGCTGTCGGTCGGCGTCGATGTCACCGAGGATCAAATCCACGATTTCGAGATCGTGCTGGATAGTGTCGCACTCGATGTCGGCAAGCAGGTAACCATCGTCACTGCGACGATCGAACATGGTTAATGTTCCAATCAAGCTGATCCCGGTCGATGACGCGGTCGACGATGAATTCGCCGAGCCGGTGGTGCTCAAGCCGATGCAGACAGTCAGCGGCGGTTATCGGGAAGCGGTGCCGGACCCGACACGGCCCTCGGTGATCACGCGCGGCATCTATGATCAAGGTCGTGGCGCGGTCGAGAACACGGTCGGCCTTACGCGTCAGGCTACCGTCGATACCACGCTGTCGATCCGCTGGGAGCCGGTACTGCAATGCAGTCTGCGCAAAGGTGATCGAGTGTTCTTTCCGAATCGCAGTGAAACCCACGAGGTGACCTACATCAGCGATGATCCTGGCGGGCGGCCCGATGTGCATCTGGTGAAAGTGCTGGAGGACGAATGAGCGTTATTCGCATGCTGTCCCGATTGTGTGCGGTGGCGGCATTGCGCGGTCGGACCTGGGCCGACGAGCGGGTGTTTGACAGCGACAACACACCATTGTCACAGGCGCTGATGCTGAACGAGGCTGCCAAGCCGTACATCGTGGTTTACACCGACGCTGACAATCGGCTCGATATCGGCGGCACCGATCTGTACAGCGTCCGACGTGAAATGAGTTTGGTGCTGGAGTTGGGTGTCGCCTCGAAAGTAGAAGGCGCGACCGGCGGTGTGCAGCTGAAAACGCCATTGACAGACGAGGGCATGGAGATCGCGCTCGACATGGTCGAGGAGCAATCGATCTCTGCTTTGTTTGGTGATCCGATGAGCGATTGGGCCGAGTTGTTGAAGTTGATCGTGATCAAGGTCGATCGTGTTTCCGGTCAGCGCGGCGCCTCGGCCGAGCGCGATAAAAGATGGGCGGCACGACAACTTACTTTCGTGTGTGACACGCTGGCGGATTTGCCGCCCGGTGTTCCGGTGCCGTATGGCCATCCGATTCAACAGTTCACTGAAGTATCGAAAAACAATCCGGAGGCTGGAATGGATCACGCAAGCGAAATATGCACGGCATTGATCAATCGAACAGCGGCGCCGGAATGGCGGCAGATGCAGGCGATGCTGGGAATTCGGCGGCTGGGTCTGCGCGCCATCGGGCTGGCGCCTCTCGCTGCTGATCTGCCGACGATGGCGACGGCGGAAGGCGATGATTTGACCGACACGAGAGGCGAGGCGCCGATACTGCGCGAGATCAGCGCCGATGACATGCAGATGGAAAACGAGCCGGACAAGGGCTTGGTTGACCTGCAGACGATTCGCACCAATGTTCTTACCGGCAAGGTGGTCGAGAAGAAAGACAAGGTCGAGATCGAGGGCGAGCAGAATTGATCAAGGTCGACGTCGATACCAACGATCTGGCGGCGTTCGCCAAGCGGCTGGAGAATGTAGAGAAGCTGACCAAGCCGATACTGGCGCTGGGCCTCAACGAGATCGGTGATGGTCTGGTGTCGGTGATGGCGACCGATCTGGTGAAGCAGACCGGGCTGGGGCTGGAAGAAGTTCGCGGCATGATCAAGATCAGTCGCGCCAATCGCAGTTCATTGAGCTACGATATCACCATCAAGCCTGAGCTGCTGCAGGCGCAGCGCGGTCGACCGTTGGAGGCTAAGCGTACGGACTGGGATTTTGGCCGGCGGCAACCCGGAGAGCTGGTCATCGTAGTGACGCAGAAGGACGATCTGGTCTGCAAGGATTGCCAGGAGCTGGAGGCTGCCGGGCCGATGCCGATCGAGATCGCGCGCGAGCACGTGCCGAAACACCCGAGTTGTAGATGCGTTCTGCTGCCGTATGTGCAGAAGGGCAAGCGTCTGCCGCTGACCATGACCACGTTGACCGGCACCGATCCTGCCTTGCGTTCCAAATTATCGTCGTCAACAGAACAGGATATGACGCTGCGACAGCTGGCGCAGAATGTCATGAACAAGACTGCTAACAAGATTAGGGTCGAGGTGAAATGAAAGGACTTTCGCCATGGCTGACGATTATCAACAGCTGATGCGACAGATAGCCGACCTGCGACGGCAGATGGCCGACACCTTTCAGCGCGGTACTGTAAAGGAAGTCAAGGGCGACAAGATGCGCATGGTGATAGGCAAGGATGACGACGGCAAGGAAATCCTGTCACCCTGGCTCAATACTTCCAACCATCGCGGCGGCGCCACCGAGGCGCGGTTCTACAAGAAGGGCCAGACCCTGCAGCTGATCTGTCCCAATGGCGATCTGAAGCAGGGGTCGATCGCGCCATGGGCGCCCAACAAGGACTTCAAGCGGCCGGAGCACGCTAACGAAAGCTCGCAGGACGAAGAGTCCTATCAGATGGATGACTATCGCACCAAGCAAACAAAGGAAGGCTACGACAACTGGCTGCAGCCTGATGACAGCAAGAAGCAGCAAGGCAGCCAGGGCGGGCAAGGCGGCGGTCAGCAGAAGGACAAGAAGGGTCACACCGGTGGTGACAAGGCGGTGATGAAGACCCGCATGAACAAGGATGGCGGCATCACCCATCGGGTTGGCAAGGACGTGCGGGTGATGGCGCACAAGGAAGGCGCCAAGATGCGGGCCAGCAGCACCTGGGTCGTGGTCAAGAAAGGCAAGATCATCTTCAGCCAGCCGCCCGAGCTGGGCAAGGACCCGATCAAGAACGACGACAAGTAAATCCTCTTTCAAACAGGAGAGCGAAGAATGGCGCAAGTGCAGAATATCAGACAGAATATCCGGTTGCAGAAGTACTACATCTATGATCCGGCGGTCACTCCAGGCGATGAATTCGGTGGTTTGATCGCCAGGAAAGACGACAATGGCGTGCACGTCCTCGCCGTTTTGCAGCAGGTGCAATACTGGATCGATCAGGGATTGGCCGGTCAGAAACCGCTTGGTGAACTTAGTGACACCGCCAAGGCGCTGTTGAAACAGATCACGCGCGGACGCAGCGAGGACAACGACGCCAATCCGAAGCGGGTGCCGAAGTATAGCAAGCAGATGCAATCGGGATCGCCTGCTTATGCTGGCACACTCGCCGAGCGCAGGCGTGCCGCGCAGAAGAAAGCCAAGATCGTGAAGCCAGCAGCGACAAAGCCGGACGCGCTGCCGTCGTTGCCACCGTCATCCGTTGCGCCGCCGTCATCTCCTTTGCCACCGAAAACCACGCCGCCTGCGGCGTGACGCATGCCGAATAACATCTATGACCCAACTTTGGCGATGTGGCCGGACCTACGCAACGGCTACATCGTCCTCAACCCGGTTCGCATCGGCATGGACCGTCGCACCGGCAAGATGCTGACCGGGTGGGATCACGTCATTCAATCAATGCTGCTGATCTTCTCGACCCGTTTTCACGAGCGGGTGCTGCGGCGCTGGTGCGGCTCGTTCGTACCGCATCTGATCGGTGAAAACGCCACCACGTACACCATCGCCCGTTTCTACTGGGCGATCGCCACCGGCATCGATCTGTGGGAACCAAACTATCGCATCCAGCGGGTGCGAGTGGCGTCGCGTGCCGACGGCACCATGATGACATCGGCGGAAGAGCTTCGCACCGGTCATCTGACCACCAGTATGGATGGCGTCTATCGGCCGCGCGGCCACCTCGGCAACGATATGCCGGAAGTGCGGCGCGCGATCGGGCTGGTGTCGCGTGGCTACAATCTGTGGGAACGGCAGCCTGGACTCATCGCCGGGGCACCGCCGTTCGGAGAAGGCACCACGCCATCGATACCGCCGGGGAGCGTCTTATGAGCGACACCAGCTACACCAGCGACACCAGCGGCAGCGTTGCTGGGCAGGAACTGGCGAGCCGGCTGAGCGAGCGCATATCGGTGCTGGTGCCGGCCAACCTGCAGCCGATGGTGGTGCTGGAAAAGCTCGACGTCGAGACCATTCTCGCCGATCGCATGGCGCGATTGAAGCAGCTGTGGGCGAGCTATGATCCGCCGGTGGCGGCGCAATACGATGTCGAGAATCTGGAGTTCGATCCGATCAAGATCAATCAGGAGGTCTGCAGCTACTTTGAATTGATGCTGCGCGACCGGGTCAATCAGGCGGCGCGCTCGATCACGTTGGCCTACGCCATCGGCACTGATCTTGACGCTATCGCCTCGCGCTATCCTGGCGGCGTGCCGCGATTGCCGGGCGAGAGCGACGATCGTTATCGCCGCCGTATCTGGCTGTCACCGAACACGCTGTCGCCACATGGTACAAGCGAAGCGTATGAATTTTGGGCGATGACTGCGCTGCCGGCATTGCGCGATGTCACCGCCATTCGCTCGGTGATGTATGATTACTACCCGACCATCCTGATCACCTGCCTGATGGAGCTGCCTGCCAGTCCGACACCGAGTGACGAGCAGCTGATGCGCGTGCGATCTTATATCCAGAGCCTGTCGCGAATGGGACTGACCGATGTGATCTCGGTCAACCCGCCCAAGATCAAAGACATCAACTACAACGTTGGGGTCTGGCTGTATCCTGGCGCCATCCCGGAGCAGGCCCTGGGCAAGATAAACGACAATCTGCATCAGCTGGTCAATGATCAGTACTGGCTCGGCCACGATCATAGCCTGATGGCGATCAACGCAGCCTGCAATCTGAGTGGCGTGCATCACGTCAACATCATCGAGCCTGTCACCGATGTGTTCGTGCCGCTGGATTGGGTAATAAGAGTCAACAGCATTACCGTCACCATGGCCGGACGCGGGCTATGAGCGACATCGTCACTGAAGGCGTCATCGCCAATCCCGGCGCCAAGCTGATCTATCGAGCGGCGTCCGGGCTCGAGAAATCGATGGCCGATGTCGACGGCGAGCGGCTGATCGGCACCTATGCCGAGATCATCACCGATCAGTGGGACCCGTACAAGATCAGCTACAACAATCTGCCCTATCTCGGCTATGCCATGGGCGTGCTGCTGTGGGAGGAGGGTTGGAGCGAAAGCACGCAGCGTGAATGGACGGCGCGCCAGTTCGAGTTCAAGAGCCTGCGCGGCACGCAGGCTGGCATCGAGATGGCGCTGGACTTCACCGGTCGCGATTTCACTGGCGGCTACGACATCACACAGGCGCTGCGACCGCCGCAAGGATTCTTTGCCTCGCCATCGTTGAGCAAGGAGGCTTACGACTTTTGGATTCATCTGATGCCGGAGCTGCGCATCACCTTCTCTGAGGGTGTCGGCTGGGATGGCGTCGATGTGCTCTACGTGCAAGCTGGTGGCGTCAACGATTTCGTCGGGCTCGATGACGGCGAGGCTCTGCACGGCCGCAAGGCTTTCCTGCGCATCAAGGGCAAGGATATTCCACTGCAAATCTACAGCTTCACCAAGACCATCGATAACGTAAAGAGCATAGATTACGAACGGGTGGCGATTCCGGGACTGGCCGGTCCCGCCTATATCGGCACCGAGGATTTCGTTAACGATGAGCAGTTCGTCTGCGCCGAGACTGTGGTGCCGCAGCTGGTGACGATCAGGATCGACGGCACATACAATCACGAGGAAAGTCAGTTACACCTTGACACCGTGTTGCCTGGCCTCGATCCGATCGATGTCAGGTATGAGCGCAATTCGGATGTTGGCTGGGGCAATTCGTTTTTCTTTGTCGGTGACTGGGCCGATCACCGCAACCTTGTTCCGCAAGAACATCCGGCGCATCCGATCGAGATTCCGCCGGATATACCGACTACGCCTGCGCATCCGATCTTCATTCCGCATCCGCCGGGCGAGCCGCCGGGTGTGCCGACGCATCCTATCGTCGGGTGGACGCCATACAGTAATCCGGTGACGTTCTTTGCCGATGCTGGTTACGACGCCGCTCGCATGATGGCCGACCGGGTGTTTCTCTATGACCCAGATATCATCGGGATGATCACCGGCGGTATCTCCTATGCCGGTGTCGATTACGCGTCGTGGCCCGCTTACACCGCCGATCTGATGATCGACTTGCACACCAAAGACGCCGTGTGGAGCTGGTTCGGCGATGAAGGTTTTGTTACCGACGACAACTACTTTGCCAGCAAAGTGCAGCTGCAGGATTTCGATCGCGCCTGTAGCGCCGTCGTCACCGCCCAGGCGTTGCGCGATCGGGTGCGAACCGCCTACGACCCAACTCGCTTGATTGAACTGCGCGAACGGGCCTTCACCGAAACCACGGTTGATCAGCAAGTGATCAATTTACTCTGATAGGGAGTGCTGTTAATGGAGCGGAAAGTCAACGTCCAAGACTGGCAGAAGATAACTATAGAAGACTTCAACAACTTCGGCCTCTTCCCGCGATCCTCGTTCGATCACATCGTCGTCGACACCATCATCCCGGCCATGGCCTTCACCGGGTTCACCGTGGTGCAGACTGCGCCAGCTGTCATCACGGTCGGCAATGGCCGCCTCTATCACGCTGGTCTCGTGTTCTACAATGACAGCGAAGGCGGCGCATCGATTGATTTGCTCGGGTTGCTGCCGGTAGTGACGCGACGCTACGTCGGCATCGTGGCATGGGGACAGGAGATTCAAACCGACACTGAGCCACGCACCTTCTTGACCGACCCGGTGACGCGCGCCACGGTGGCGCGTGTGGTGTCGACCGAAAGCCGCCGCTGGGCCAACATCTCCACGGTGGTCGGCGCCGAAGGACCGGACCCGATACGACCAGCGATCGCCTCCAATACGTTGGCGGTAGCATGGATCATGCTGGACACTACCGGCATCGTTTCCATCCAGATGGAGGACATGAACCGGGCGCCCAACGTCGCTGATCTCGACGCGCGCATGAACGAGAACGATGCGTGGCGAGTACGCACTTCGTCACGGATTGACACGTTGGCGACCGATCTCGCCGCGCTCGCCGCTCGCCTCGCCGGCACTGCCTCGATGAAGTTCGTGCTCAAGCTCGCGGCTGACGTTGCTCGGATCAAGGAAAAGCTCAATCTGCCGGACAACTACACGGCGTGGGGAGCCGATCATTTTCTCACCGACGACGAGAGCGACGTCCTCAATGTTGACTATCTCGCCAAGATCGAGGAGGGCATCCGGTTCGCTGACGCGGCGCAGCGCGATGCCCAGTTTGCACTGCTCAATCCGCTCGATCCGGCGGTGATCAATCAGGCCAACTTCGTGCTGCCGGTCTATTCGCAGGTAGCGCGGCTGGAGGTGCTCGGGCAGGACAGCGAGCTGTCAATTGCGCAGTACCAATTCCAGACCATCAGCTGGGAACTGTGCACTAAGACCCGCACCCGGATTCGCTGGGGCATGCCGTTCTATGCTTGCTCCAACGGTTACTGGTGGTATGCGCCGTCCGGTCGTGATTATCAGACTTCGATTGCCGAAGGCGAAGCTCAGAATGGTAGTGGCGTCGGCGGTTACACGCCGAACACTGACCTGATCTATGATCCGATTCGCAACATCCTGACACGTGGCGATGAGACCTTCCAAATTCTCGATGTGCAGGACAACCCGAATCACACCGTCCTGCGGTTGGCGCAGTTCTGGGTCGATGAGATTGTTGACAGTTATTACTGGAATCAGATCGTCACCATCGAGGGCATCAATGGCGCGATAGTGTCGCAGACCTTCCTCAATTCGCAAGGCGGCTGGCTGACGTCGATCGATGCGTTCTTTACCCGCATCGCCGACTCCGGTGATGTCCATATGATCGTTTGCGAGTGCAATGTCACTGGCGCTCCTGATTTCAAGAAGGCGATAGCGCGTTCGACTGTCACCGCTGATCTATTGCACCCGGCGCCAAATCCGACGCGCTTCGAATTTCTTCCGACTTATCTCGCCAAGGGTAGTCGCTATGCCTTCGTGTTTCAGACGGCGGGCAATCATTTCGTGGCGCTGGTGCACGATAACAAATTCGCGCAAGGCTCGCTGTTCACATCAACCGACGGGGCATGGGCGTCCGGCGATTTGACCAAGGATATTTCGATGCGACTCAACTTCGCCAAGTTCGAGGCCACCCGGGCCGAGGTACAGCTGATGTCGCTGGAATTGAACGGCGGCATTGCGACGGTCGATCTCAACTACGATTCGACACGACCGCCCGGCACCACGGTCTCGTTCGAGGTGCAGACGATGGGCGAGTGGGTGCCACTCGGTTATTACGACAACAACCCGTTGCTGGGGATACCGCCGCTGCTGCCATTTCGCGTTTTGCTGGTCGGCACCACCGACGAAATGCCGGGGATCGGCGTTGCCGCCAACTCGCGCGCGCTGACCGGGCGGCCACGATCGGACTTCCGCCACATCTCGATCGCGCGCACAATGCCGACGGCGGTCAATACCGTGTATTGCGACTTCCGCCTGGAGCAGTGGCGCGGCGATCCCTATCACAGCTTCACACCGACGCTGTTGACGGGTGCGTCCTACGTCACTGTATGCCCGCCAGCGATCATCGAGGACGAGGTGGCGCCGGATGACCCGATGTCGCTGATCCGGCGCTGCACGTGGGATTTGGCGGCGCTCGGCGGTGTCGAGATCATGGCTTACAAGATCAGGTCCGAAGGCACCACCGACAACGTCTTGGCAGGTTTTCTGGTGTCCGAGCGTGTCGACATTGGCGTCTATATCTAGATCAGGAGAACAACAACATGGCGACCGAGCGATATCCCAATCGTAACGTCAACATTCCAATGGACCCGAAAGCGGTCGAAGCGGCACGCGAGCGCGCCAATCCTGGTTATCCCGGGCTGCGTTCGGTCGGGACGCCGGCTCAAGCTCCGGCTCCGGCAGATAACAAATACGGCAACAAGCGCACGGTGCGACCCGGCGAGTGGATCGACGACCGCAGCCTCAAGCTTGGCGGACCGGCATCACCGTCCAAAGACTCACCACCGCCACTCATCAAACGAGGGCAGGTTCCATCGTCCTATGATGCGCACAAGGTCTACGACATCAAGCTGTTCAAGTCGGTGTCATATGCCGGCCGCAATCTGTCTCCGGCGTTCAGCTACAAGATGGCCGGCCATGTCGCCGAAAAAATTTCAGCCAGTATCCTGTCGGCGGTCGAAATCGGCGGCGGGCCGGTCGCTGCTGATGCGCCGCCCAGCGAAGGGTGAGTGATCCATGGCGCTGAAACGACTCGACGAGGAGTTTGAACTCAAGCCGGGCACCCAGCTGCTGCCGTACATGAAGCGGCTGTTGCCGTCGCTGGAAGGGCGGTTTCAAGATTTGGAATCTACCGCCAAAAGCCTTGAAGGTTTTCTGGGAGACATTCGCGCCGTCGCGTTGATGCGGATGAACGAGATATTGATCCCGGCAACTGCCGACATCATCGCGGTCACCAAGCTTGGATTTCTGTTGGCGCCGATTGAAGGTCTGGTGACGCTGGCGCTCGGCGATACATCTTTTCAAATAGAGATGGGCGCGCAGCAAGTTACCTTCACGCCGTCGCCTTATCTGATCATCGAGCACTCACCGGACGATTACGCCATCGCGCGACTGATCTCCTATGAACAGAAGCTCGGTATTCTGGCGGTAACGATCACGGCGCTGCATGGCAATGCCGGACCGTGGGATGACTGGATGGTGTCATCAACGCCGGGCATGGCGGATTCCACCAAGCTGTATCACGACGAAGTCGGGCCGTGGCGCGACGAGGTGGAGGCGAACACCAGTGAAGTTCGGATTCTGCATCAGGAAATCCTCGATGCGGCGCAGGCGCTGGAAGATGCCGGGCTCGATCTCTACAACTACATCCGCCGCGACGGCACTGTTGATTTCACCGGTCCGCAGCGAGCCCTGGCGCCTCCAGTCAACTCGAACGATTTGACATTGCCGACGACGGCGTGGACGCGCGCGCGCATCATCGATTACACCGCTACAGTGGTCAAGCGCACTGGCGATAGCATGACGGGCGCGCTGACGTTATCAGGGCCGCCGGCCGCGCCGTTGCATGCCGCTTCCAAGGCTTATGTCGACGCCGTGCTGGGTTCCGGCGGCACCGTCACCATCAAGACCGTCAATCCAACGCTACAGCTGCAATCGACTGATACCGGGCAGCATCGGGCGATCGAGGCTATAGGACCGCAAGGGCTGCGCAAATGGGCGCTCGATCTCGCTGACGCTTCTCTAGAGAGCGGCGGCAATGCCGGGTCGAATTTCATGCTGCTGCGTTATGCGGATAGCGGCGTTCTGCTCGACGCGCCGTTGACGATCGCGCGCGCCAGCGGCGCGATGACGGTGAAAACGCTGGCCTACAATGGCGCCTTCTCCGGTGTCGGCGATGCCGATATGATCGGTGACATCTCGATCCATCGTGCTTCGGACCCGAGCACCGGAGCGCTGTTTCTCAATCAGGCGAAGAGCGCCTATCATCAGTTCGACGGCAGCAATCATTTGCTCAGCGGCGGCGGGCTCGATGTCAACGGCAATGTAAGTGCTCAACATCTCAGCAGCTACAGTATCAACACCAATGGTTATCCGGCCACGGTCGGCGATCTGATCAGTCATGGCGATGTATCGGTTGACGGCACGATCACCACGCAAGGCCTGACGCTCGTGGGGGCTGGATCAAATCAAATACAGCTTACGGACCAGGACTGGGGTCCGATGTACATCCATCACAACAACGATCTGATCGGGTTTCTTTCCAACGGCGGCGGCTGGGTGATGTACACCACCAATGCCGGCCACATCTGGACGCCGCAATACGGCTGGGTTCATGACTATGTCAACAACACCGCCAGCAACTATGCGTGGGATGCTGCCAACTATCGCTACAACCAGCTGGTCTCGACCGTGCGCTGGGTCTATGTCGGCGATATAGGGGTCGGTGGTCAGAGTAGCATGTACGAACCTTATGGTGGTTCGGCAGTGACCGGCTGGTCCTGCCCCCGATCCGCTGCGGGGGTCATCGAAGCTTTGCGCTTTCGTCAGTTTCAGATCATGATCGCGGGCGGCTGGTACGCATCGGGGTACGCATGATGGATATCATCGATCACGGTGACTGGGTGTCGTACCGGCCCGAGAGTCATCCCTTGCTGCGTCACAACGTGCTGTTTTGCAAACGCGTCTCCGACGGCATTGATTGGTACAAATTCCAGCGCCAGGATGATTTTCTCACTTCCACCACCGTCAAGATGACGCTGTTGAAAATTAACGACGAATGGACCGTGCAGGCCACTCAACGCGACGGCTCGATGATCTGGCCGCTCAACAACAAGTTGATCGAATTGAATATCGATGGCGACCACGAAGTGTATCGTCGTCGACGCTTCAACATCGATCATCGCGAGTTTTATGCGCCGGCGCCTACATCTATCATGCGTTCTGATCTGTTGATCGAGATGCATTACGCTGGCCTGCTAGAGTCTTGGCAGAAGCAGGTACAAGACAGCGATGTCGTCACCCAGCTGTCGCTCGGTGCCGAGCGGCCGATGACCGAGGATGACGCACAGATCAAGGTGGTAGCCAACAAGCTGAGCTGGAACCGCGAGCAATTGAAAAAGCTGTTCGACGACGCACGCAAACGGATAGGAAGCTGATATGGCTGACATAGCATTCTTCGAAGGGCGGCAGACCACGCCGATTCCGCCAGCGCACGAGGTGACGCCGCAGGCGAACCTGCGCATGATGGCGATGCGGATGGAATGCAATCCGGTCGGCCAGATCGTTGTCACGCCGATCATTCAGGACCAGAACATCGGAGACTACATCCGCGAGCTGCGAATTTTCTCGCTTCCGGTTACAGGCGCAGAGCCGGAGCTGCTGCTGTCGGTGCGGTTGCACGCACTGACGGTCAAGCAGCTGGAAATCGTGACGCCGCCGAGTGCGTTCTAAC